CGTTGCATTTCATACGGAGAAAGTGGAACAACGTTTGTAATACCAACTTCATCTTTAACATCGAGATAAAGATAATGGTCTCCATACTTACATAAGTTTCTAATCCACGGCCAGAGATTATATTCGATATTTAAAATATCATAAAATAAATTATGTAAAATTTTTCTGATATTATCATTGTCAGTTCTAATGGTTAACACATCCCCGTGTGCATTTTTAAGAGTCGATTCATCGGAATAAATGTCTAATGCAGAACAAATAATAGCATCCGTGTCCATTGCCTCATAGTCGGTGTACAAATCTATCTTTGTTGCAGAAAATGAATTATACTGATTATAAACAGATATGGGAGTTCCACGAGAACCGTGTAATCTACCATAACGATCAATAACTTTAGATGTGTGTGGGTTTCCATCTGCCTGATAACGAGCGGTGTCAACTACTTTAAGTCTTTTACCACCAACATTACGCACGACCACATTTGTGCTAAATAGTGTTTTAAGCCTATCGAATATTGATTTTTTTTCAGCCATTTAAAATTCTTTCTATATTATTGGTTAAACCATACATATAAATATGTAATTCTATTTTTTAAATCATTTTACAAGCCAAGTTAAATCTTCGTCTTTCTTGTTATCCCCGACGCCCATAGACCATCCCGTCTTAGATTTCAAATCTATCATATTTGCAGAATTAAGTATAACAGAAGATTTTGTAATATAATCCAAACTCATCTTAGTTCTTGTCAAACCTTCTTGACGAAGTTTTAAGGCACTATCACGAACCCAAAGACCTATTGCAAAAGACATTACTAAGTCATCATTGTAACCAACTTGTGCCTCTGCCCTACCACCTTTCCAGATAAAGACAAACATTTCTTCGGATAAACGTGTGGATTTAATAATAGGCACTCGTTCTCTGAAATACATTTCGTATTTTGAAACTATAAGTGGACGTGTTTTTGCCGTATTTGAGAATCCGGGAACCATCTGTGATTTATCTTTTAAGTCATACCCCTTTGGAATATGAACCGAAGGATCGGTATAACCATCTTCTTTATATGTGTAGTATAAATTTGTATAACCACGATCGATTATCTGTTGTAACACCGCCCATCCGATGTTTGCGTTTTCAACTACAAGTAATGCATCGTTATATTCAGTTCCAATCGAAACTAAAAGATTTCCGAAAGATTTCGTATCTAATTTGCCCTTGTATTCGGCGACCTGCTCTACGTTTTCTATATCTATAATGTGAAATGCAGAATAATCTTTTCCATCACCACGAGCAACATCTGCACAAATCATGTAAGTTTTGTTTGGATCCGGGTAATCCCATATCCAAAGTGAGTCTTCTGCACCACGTCGTTCTTTTGGTTCTGTTACATAAGTTTTTTGATACCAATCGATTATATTACCATCAACTACGGAATTACCGGATGATAGAAAATCGCCGTCACAATTATGCACTAATCCAAATTCAGTAACATAAGTATTATCATTCTCCACTTCCAAGTTATAAACGGTTTTTATTATAGAATTATCAATTTCTTCAAAATTCCATTGTACACCATTATCATTCTTTAAATTTAAATTGTGTGTTATACGTGAGGTGTCTGTATTTTTTGTGTTTAAAAATCTAACAGTAGATTTATGATGTAATGTACTGTTTCCCAATCTAAAATTGGATTTTTTTAACACAGTTTCAGATGACTCATTTATTGTAGATGACACACCAAATATACCAGACATATAACTTGCAAATAATATATCGTAACTTAATTCCGGTGAAGTGATTGATATTGCATGATTTGCAGTCTTTGTATTACACCCATCACCTGTAAATATTCCATCCAAAACACCCTTCCAAAAATTTTTATTCCCAACTTTATAGGCAAACGGCGATAGTCTTTTTTTCCATGCACGATTTCCGTCAACGAATTTATCTATAATCGATGCCACAATTTCAGAAGATATATTTAAATAACCACATGACTGATTTACTATACGAATCTGAGTGTTCTGGATACCAAATAAATTTGATAATATACGTTGAACGTCACCTGGCCATGTATTCTGTTCGGTTAGAGCATTGAATGAAAATGTTTTTCTCAATCTACATCCGGATCCTTCAGCCAAGTACAGTCCAATAAAATATCCAAAATCATATCCAACGGCAATATATCTGTTATGAATTACTTTATGTTTTCTGTCATTAATATAAAATTGTGAACTATTATCTAAAAGAACTTTTTTAAAATATTTTGGACTTACTAAATCATATACATCTAATGTTATTTCTTTATCAAACCCATCTATATTCGGAGATAGTACCCCATGCATATTTTTATTATATTCATTAACAGGAATAAATGAAATATCAAGATTATTTTTTATAGCTATTGGATGGTTTGATGTTATGTAACAATCATCTTTATAATTTTTAGAGCTTTTTACTCGGTATAAATTATTCTTACTGTCAACATATTTACGTACCACTCTTTGGAATTTTCCTTTATGTGAAAGTACGAAATCACCAACTTCTATATCAGATATTGGTTTCCATCCCATATCAGTCATAACTCGTACATTCCCAGAAAAACACTCCTGTGCAGCGAGTGAAGGGCCAAGGATAATATCTTGTTGATCTCGCCACGACTGGTCTCTCTCAGGGTGAACGGTCCAATGAAGAAATATCGGATTGAATAAATTTTCACCTGTCTTTGCACCAACCCATTGTTTATGATAAAAATTACCAACACCATTCGGAGTTGAATTTATAATTGCACTACCACCCGTATTGATTGTGGATTGGGCAGATGCCCATATTTCTTCGATGTTATCTATGAACGCCGCCTCATCTATGATAAGAAGAGAAAGTGCCTCAGAACGAGCGGCATCTGCGGCGGCAGATACTGCCTTTATCTGTGAACCATTCTTTAAACGTAGAGAAAGTTTATTATCTTCAACAACGGCAGTCTTTAACCATGAAGGTAGGTTATCATACATAACACGAACCTTTGTAACGAGATTTTTTGCAGTTTCTTGTTTTGTTGCAATAACGAGAATATTTTTATCATTACCAAATAACATCATCCATAATGAGTAACCGGCAATAAGTGTGGATATACCCAACTGACGTGACTTTAAACATATATTATATCTATGTTCCTGAAAATCTTTAAGTACATCTTCCTGAAAGTTCCATAAATCAAAAAGTATCGTCCCCCTTGTTGGGTGTTGAATCTTTGCATATTTCTTCATAAAATAAACAGGATTCGCTGCACATTTAAGATATTCTTCACGAATAATATCTTTTAATATCTTACTCATGTGTTATTTACTCAATAGGATTATTGCCGTTACAAATACCGATCCGCCACTAAACCAAAGCCATTTATTATCATACCACTTTGGTTGTAATAGTTTAACGGTATCATTTAAAACTTTGTTTTCTTCTTTTAAATTCAAAACCATATCATTTGCAACTTTTGTTTGGTCTTTCTGTGCTGATATTAATTTTTTCTGTGAATCTATTAAAGTATCTTGTGCAAAAATAATAGCACCACGATAATTTAAAGAATCACGTAATAATCGTATTTTGTTTGCCAATGTAACAATATCACTCTTGGGTAAACAAACCACAGAGTCTTGTGGTTGTCCGTAACAAGAAATCGTTAAAACCAATGATAAAAATAATAAGTTCCATTTCATATTTATTCCCTAATAAAATCTTTAATATATTTAGTCGCACTATCGGAGTCATTGATTATCGGTGTTTTAAAAAAATAGAAAGATTGTTTTACAATCTTCACCCGCTCTTCTTGATTAGTAACAGTAGAATCCAATTTTGTTACCACTAATTGAAGACTATCGTATTTAAATTGATACCGATTCATTTCTGTTTTGAGTGAATCGATTATTCTACCATTATGAGAAACGGATTCATTTAATTTAAAAATATCATAAAATGTAAACCCTATCCCTATTATTACGACCAACATAAAAACTATTTCAATAATATTTCTTTTCATTTTAAGTCCTTCTACTAATTTATTAATTACCCAATAACGATGTCCAAGGCAATACCATTGGCGTTGGAACCGTTCCCACCAAAGTTGTTCCGGCATAAATTCCACTAATTGTTAGTAAATGTAATTTTAAAACCGTAGATAACGAGTCCAATGTAGCATCTATGGTAGTATTATCAAAAGATTCTTTTAGACCCTTATCCAATCCTAGTGGTACACCGGGAAATATTACCTTAACACCTGTTGTTGGTGCAATAATTGGTGGTAATGGTGGGACGGGAGAAAATACCGCGGATGACCAATATAGACAAAAACCAAGTGACATTAATTTAAATCCAGGAGTGACATCCTTTGATTTAAACTTTAATAAAAAATTAACTTTCATACCCAACGATAAAAAACTTTTTAGTGTATCTTTATCACCATTTATTAATCTTGCACCAAAAAAAGTTTGAGTGCTGCCAATATTCGATAAATGGTATGCAGTTGCAATTTTTTCTGCCGCATCATCAAAATCAGTAGTGGAGTTGCTCTCCCAATATGATTTTAATAAAGATTTAAATAAATCAACATTCATAGATTATCCGTTGGGAGTATTTGTTCCTCTTGAAGAAAACTTCTCAGCGATTATAGTTCCTAATCCAATTCCATTAATGTTTAATAGACCATCGTAAATAAATTGTGAGATTTGTAATCCCCAAAATAAATTACCAGCCCATGTTGTTAAAACTGCAAACGCAAATAAAAACGTAATAATTCTTTTAGATGAAATATCACCATCTACATCTGAAATCATAGACGTTAGTACGTCTTTAATTTTTTTCCACATCTGTGCTCTCCAATTTATTTATGAAATCTTCACGAAATTTCTGAAACTCTTCTTCTATTTGTTTTATAAAATCTTCTTTTGTTTTTCCGGTTTCCCAGTTTTCAACATCACCAAATTCATTTGCAAATTGTAATTTTGAGAGTTCTTCCGCGATTAAATTTTTGTCTTTTTCCGCCTCTTTTAACCAGGCAATAGCATTTTCTTTCATCTTACTTTTTTCGTAGTCTTCCCACTTGTTTTGTATTCTAAGTTTATGTTCCATCGTTGTAACACAATCAAAACACATACCATGTAATTTTCTCATTTTTTCGTCTAATTTTTTTATGGTTAGACTATTACAAGTACACGTTTCCTTTTGACAGTTCGGAAAACTATTTATTTCTTCATGTAATTCTTGTTGCCATTCTTTACCGAGTTTTACGGCATAACCTTGTCTTTGTTCCCACTCATGTCCGTCGGAATCAAACCATTTTTCCCCAACTTCACGGGTTTCTTTTGGCTGTTCTTCTGGTTTATATCCCACTTGTATTCTGTTTTGATATGAGTGATTACCTTTAAGTATATCTTTTATATCCTCAATACCATTGATTTTTATATCTGACATATATTATCCTTTAAATGAAACTATATCTATAATTATTTACCAAATTTAAAATAACCTAATAATTGGTTTATTGGGGCAAATGTTCCCGTTAGTTTATAAGTTTTACCTTTAAAATTAAATACAACCCCTTCGAGTGGAACTATTGCATCCATACCACCAGCGTCCTCAATTCGTTTTAATTGTTTTTTCAAAAATGCCAAATCTTTAATATCACTCGAAGTTGAAAGAGTATCTATTGCAGTTTCTAATTCTGTTTTTATTTTATTAGTTGCCTTTGTTGGATTAATTGACATAACATCTTTAACGTTTTTAAGAACATCTGCCCCAAATTTTAAAAATAAAGAATCAAACGGTTGAATATTCTTTTTCTGTTGTTCTTCGTATTTTGTTTTATCAACTTCTTTTGCCCAATTAAGTAATTCAACATTGGATATATTGTTACTATCCAACTTAAATTTTTTATCCATAAATGCCCATCTATTCACTAATCCTTCCATAGTTTTTTCATCAATAGATACCCCCAATCTATTTACATTCTGTTTGATATATTTTTCCCACCATTTTTGATGCCACATTCCAAGCGTATCTGAATCGGTACATTTCATTTTATTTTGTAATTTTGTTAATTCACTTACGTAATAAAATAATTTATCTTCAAATTTTTTAGACTTCTCAATAGTCAATGCCTTTGGTTTGGATATACTAAATGTTTTTTGAGTTTCTGCATTTACTTGTTTTATCATACCGGCCAATATATTTGCATATTCTGGATAAGATTTTCCCTTTTCTCCGTTTTTATTATACGCAGCACTTCCGTGAAAAACAATATACGCCCCATCATAATTTATAACATTTTCGGTTTCGGGATAAAGTATTTCAAGATTCATCCAAACGGTTCCGTTCTTAAAAATCATCAGTTGTTGGTTTCGACTTAAAGATTGTATTGCCTGTTCTAAGTCTGAAAAGGAGTATGTGAATGCTCTTTCGATTTGTTCTCGCCCTTTAAACTTTGTTGTTATGGATTTATAGTCCATACCACCCGTTTTAATGTCACCTTTATTTCTAGCGGCATATAATTTACCGGCCTTAAATGTTACAAATAAATTTTGTCCGTCTAATTTTTCAGACGGGGCACCTGTTGTTGTTATCTCACCAGATAATCCCATTTTAAACATTTCCTTCATATCACCGAATGTCAACTCCATATCATCAAACGGATGGCTCATGTGTCCTGCGGCACCACCACACACAAGTAATTGACGAGCATCTATTTTATTTGACGAGTTTATTTGACGATATTGTATTTGTTTCATCTTCTCTCCACATTCTTCACAAATCACAAAATCATCTTGTTTGACAACTCCTTCAAAAACTTTATCCCAAAATTCTCTACGAACTATGGATAACCTTTCTTTTTTTGGTTCTGTATTTTCGGGTAAAAGATTTATATTGACTTTTTTAGCAAGTTCTATTATTACAGGAATCATTAACATAGTACCCGGCAAAGGTATTGCCGCTATTGCACCAAGACCAAGTAACTTTAAGTTGTCTTTCATTTGTTTACGGAAAGTTTTCTTTTCCTCATCTGTTAGTTTTCCTGTTTTTATAAACTTACGAATTATAGGTAATAAATCTTTGGTGTCACCATATTCTTTTTTAAGAGTACCGAAAAATAATTGACTTTGAACATCTGTCATGTTTAGAAGTGCCTTCATCCATTCGTTTAAATCTTCTTTCAAATTACCACGATTACTATTCATTTTTTTAATCACCATGTTAAAAATATCGGCATCAAACCAACCCATGATTGATTTAAATCTTTGTTTTAACTCTGATAATTTTACCTCTTGGTCTCCTAATGCCTTACGAATAATTGTACCTGACATTTCGCCAAATGAGGGTATGTTTATTTTAACATGGGGTGCATATACATAATATGCATACGGATTATCTATATCTTTATATGGAATTAATGTTGTTTTGTTATACTTCATTAATCTTTTATACCCCGATAATCTACCGGCGTCTTTTTCCCCAATCATGTAAACTATAACAGTTTTCTTTGGATCAAACTTTGAAATAATTTCTCGTGGTAAATATGGATTTTTTACCTTTACAACATTTTGTATTCCATGTTTATTTATTATTTTTTTCTTTTCATTAAAATTAAAAGGAGACCTTTGAGGATCAGTTTTATCTGAAGTAACAATATATGTATTCTCCTTACCAAATTTATTGGCCAACCAATCGTATGAAGTCTTATGATGAAGACCCATCGGTTGAAAACGACCGGGGTAAATTGCAATAATTTTTGTATCACCGACTTCCTCCTCTGAAAAAATTTGGAGTTTTAATTCGTTTATTATTTTTTCTAAAATATTCATAAATTCTCTTAAATAATACTAATATATTTACTTTTGTATAAATATCAAGCAACACCATATATTCTAAAACTTTCAACAAACCATTCACCGGCTCCCAAGTTAACTGACACACTTGACGTAAATGACATAGAAACACTCGACGTTACCTCTGAATATTTTATGATTCCGGAAGATTTTGTTGAACCGTTTAGTGGTGTAACTATATCTAATGTTCTAAGTGTTGTACCCGATCCTTTCACTAAACTATAACTGACACTACATTCATTATCTGTCTGTTGTTCGAGTCTAACTTCCGTTTCAACTATGTATTTTGAATATCCATTGAATGTTACTAACGCAGATTTTACATTTGTATTTGTTACACTATTGTGGACAACAGTCTCATCTGCATATAATAGTGATATGGTATTTGGATTACCGGTAGATGATGTACCGGATGTACCCGAACTTCCAGACGTACCGGATGTACCCGATGTACCCGATGTGCCATTTGTCTGTCCTGATGTACCGGATGTACCGTTAGTTGGAGATCCTCCACCCGATGTACCACAACAGTTGCATTTAATACACAGTTTTAATTCTGAGTTTGATGCCGGAGACCATGTATCTCCCGATAGATAACCAACTGTAAATACATAATAACTCGTATATGACGATGAAGTTACTTCATACCGAACACTATTACCACCATTGTCTGAAATAACTAAAATACAGTTTGAATCGACGTTTGATAATTCAAACGAAAAATCATCTCCATAAAAATCTAAATCACTAACCGATATAGTTGTTGATCCTGTAGAAAATGTACCACCCGTACTATAAATACTTGCACTAATAGGTAGTCCTAAATTATCATACAAGTATTTTGCACACCCGCCGGATAATCCAGACGACCCACTTGTACCGGAAGTACCAGAACTTCCAGCTGGACCGAGAGGACCTGATGTTCCTGATGTTCCTGATGAACCATTCTGACCTGATGTACCAGATGATCCTGATGTACCAGATGAACCTGAAGTTCCCGATGTTCCTGATGACCCTGAAGTTCCCGATGACCCTGAAGTTCCTGATGACCCTGAAGTTCCTGATGACCCTGAAGTTCCCGATGACCCTGAAGTTCCTGATGACCCTGAAGTTCCCGATGTTCCTGATGAACCATTTTCTCCCGATGTTCCTGATGAACCTGAAGTTCCTGATGTTCCTGATGAACCATTCTGACCTGATGTACCAGATGAACCTGATGTTCCTGATGACCCTGAAGTTCCTGATGTTCCTGATGTACCAGATGAACCTGATGTTCCTGATGACCCTGAAGTTCCTGATGTTCCTGATGTACCAGATGAACCTGATGTACCAGATGAACCTGAAGTTCCCGATGAACCTGAAGTTCCCGATGACCCTGAAGTTCCTGATGACCCCGAAGTTCCCGATGACCCTGAAGTTCCCGATGACCCTGAAGTTCCTGATGACCCTGAAGTTCCTGATGACCCTGAAGTTCCTGATGACCCTGAAGTTCCTGATGACCCTGAAGTTCC